CGGATTTTTAGGAAGGGAAGAAAGCCGGTGTATGCCGTGCTATCCCCTGATAAGCGGATTTTGTATGCATTTCCGGAAGACCCCTTTGTTCATGGTTTCGGGCAAGACCCTATACCCATGTTTAGTACCAATGAGCATTATTGTCCAGAGGTTACTGACCCTATTGCCCCGGTGGAGAGATACTGGGACAATAAGTCCTTTTTCCCGCTTACGAGCGGAGTGAGTGTCCTGGTAAAGAAGCGCAAGGATATGTGTTATTGTGTAGCCATCAAACCCGCGGAGGAACGGGATTTAAAAATCGACCCCAATCTCAGGGTGAGTCTTGGGGGAGTGAACGCAGGAGAAAAGTTGTTCTGGGAATACGAAATAGAGGTTCCCACTGTTTTATATGGTTTTGATTCCCTTGCTATTGCGGAATCATTACGGAAAGCAGTGCTCTTAAAACGGAGAAAAGCTCTTTTATACCGGCTTGACCCCGGTTACGAAGAACGTCGGAAAGCAAAAGGCATGAAAAAGTTCGTTGAAAAACACAGCGATTATATTGTTACCATAGAGGATAGCCTTGCCGCAGGTAACTGCCGGTTAGGAACCGAACACTTCAGAGACCAGTATTTTCCGGGACGCGAAAACGTAACTCTGCAAGAGTTGTCAAAATATGCTAGCCAACATGCAGTTACTATGGTTATTCGCCATATCATGGCGAAAAGGGGTTTTTGTAATGGAAATTGATCGCGTCATAGATGGCGCTATATCGTACCTGGATAATTTAAACTATTCTTCCTCTACTACCAACGGGTATTACGAGAGGCTTAATTTATTTTCCTGTTATCTGGAAGAAAATTCTATTTCCTCAATTGAGGAAATAAGTTATAAAACTATTCAAGAATACCTGGCGTTTCTTCGCACCCGTCCCCGTATGGACGGTAAACCTGGAACCATAAGCCCAGCAACAATAAATTCGCACATCAAGGCTTTAAAGGCCATGTATATGTTCCTAGAAGAATCAGAGGGCTTTAAGAGAAACCCAACCAAAAATATAAAAAAACTGGCTGAAAGAGAAACGATTATAGAAAGCTTCACTGAAGAGCAGGCACAAAAACTTTTGGCGGTGCCAGGCCAACATACTTTTGTTGGCCGGCGGGATAGGTTACTAATACTGTTACTGCTTGATACAGGGCTTAGAATTTCAGAGGCCCTGGGGCAGCGAGTAAATACTATTGATTTTTCACAGCACCTTCTCAAGGTACATGGGAAGGGGAAAAAGGATAGACTGGTTCCTTTCGGGAATCGGTTGGGAGAATCCTTAAAATCATGGATAGATGAAAAGCAGTTGGGCGATACTAGCCACATATTTTTTGGCGAATACACGCAGCGGGTTATTACTTCTGCTGCTGTGCGCATGAATTTCAAAAAATACGGCAAGATTGCAGAAATTGCAAATACCCCTGTCCGCCCTCATGTTTTTAGGCATACTTTTGCTCTATTCTTTCTCCGGAACGGCGGCAATCCGTTTGTCTTGCAACGAATAATGGGTCACAGCACCCTGGACATGACAAAAAAATATATCCATATGCTGGTCGAAGATCTGCAACGCCAGCACACTGTCTACGGTCCAGGAGACAATCTATTAGGTACGCCCACCCACACCGTGGTATAATCAAAGAAAAACGGAGGTAAGACTATGGCAAAGAGTACAGCCAAGTCATATGTAAGACTAAGTAGCCAAATATCCCAAGAGGCCAACGATAAGCTTACGGAGCTAGTGGAGATACTGGAGACTACAAAAACTGCCGTCATCGAACGGGCGATAAATGAACTTTTTGTAAAGGTAATCCGGCAGCAAAAGAAGTAGCCCGGTGTCATACACAGGACGCATCACTTGCGGAGGCTATACCAAGAGGAATAGCGCATAGAAGAGGCCCGTAATTAAACGGGCCTCTTTGTTTGGGTTTTTGGTTTGTTTCAATCCCTTTGCTCTCCGAAAAGAGCAGGTAAGCTAAAAACCATGATCTTCAACTTGCGTTAGGTAAACTAAAACTTTTGCGTCAATTTAGACGATGGAGAATGGTATAATTTCAATTCCTTCGCAAGATTTAAAGATATTTTAGGCCAAAATATAGAAACGGTCAAGAAAGAGCGAAATCTTGCAGAGAAAAGCCGGGCGCATAGCCCGGCTTTCTCCAGTCCCTGTGTAGCATATTGTATTCGCCATATATATTGGCCTCGGAGGATCCACCACCTTTCTTTTAAAATTATGTTTCCTGCCCCGGCGCCAGGGGCAAGTCTGATTACTCTCCGTAATACCCCAGCAGTTCTCCGATTTTCTCATACATCTCCGCTCTCCAGGCATAAAACGTGCTGTTTGGCTTCCCGATTTTCCCGGTTTTCCACGATCTGTGAGCCAGGAATGGCAGAGCCGCAACAACCAGAGCGCCTCTCTCCCTAATAGTGGTTTCCTTGGTCCACCAGTACCGGTGGATAAAAGTTTCTTTGTCCGGGTCGCCTCCGGCCGCAATCCGCACTATCTCTTCCATGTTTGCCCGGTACTGCTGACCGACAGTAATTTTCTTCCGGGCAAAATCCCTTGTAACAGCAATCTTCTCTATTTGATTTATCGCAGGGCCGCTGGCAGAGCCCTCGCGCAGTTCGTATACAGGCGTCACCCTCGCCCCTGTAAGTTCAAGGGCAAGGAGCAGATCGGCCTGATGTTCCATTACCCGGCCCCAGGTAAGATATAGCCGCATATCCCTGTCTACTAGCTTTTTCCACTCAGGCATCGACTTCCTATTCTGCTTCTTGCTCATGCCATTGCCCTCCCTAAACTTATACGGCTTTACCCTGCCGCCGGGGGGTGTCAAAAGACTTAACTCCTATTACCTGTGTTATCCCACATTCCAAGTTCCTCTAATGCATCTTCTATATGTTCTTTAAATTCTGCTTTTGAAATCTCATAACTATCTAAAAACTCATCTATGGGTAAACGGGCTGATACCCACATATACACCCAATCCGCTATGCCTTTAACTGAATACCCTTCTTTATTGCATTCCCCTAACGGCTGAATTATTCCATTTAGGTAATGCGCAAATTTATCTGCACCAACATAAACCTTAGTCCCTGCTTTGATTAGTTTTTTACTTCCTAAAAATCCCTCAAATTCAATATCTTCTTTGTGCGCGAGGACTTGCCCTATGTTCAATTTCTTCATACTTTCACTCCTTCTTACCAATTAGCCACCTTAGCCCTCGCCGTGTTTATTACCTCTTTAAACCGGTTTCTCTTCTCCTGTGTTACCGGGGGTTCCACCTCTGCCGCAAACTCATGCGGGTACGACTTCATCCTCGGTATTCTGCGGCCGCCCTGCCGCTTGCATTCGGTTCCCCAGTGGACAGTGCAGCGCCGGTATTGGCGGCAGTATTTGTCGCAATGGATTTCCCGTTCAGCTTGTTTATTCATGGGTAGTCCTCCCCTCAAGAATGTATAACAAGGCTTCCGCAGCGGCATTTATACGGTTCTCCGCAAGAAATTCCCGCCAGTATGAGCTCTTTTCCGGGTGGAATATATAACATGCGTCCTGCGTGGATTCCACCTTGTAGCCTTGCTCCTCCATATATGCCAGCGTCTGGTCCAGCCGGGGAGCGAAAACCCAATCCGCTATATACTCGTCAACTTCAGATGTTGCCTCTTGCATGTCTTGTTTATTTAGCACGTCCATTTCCCAATCATCATCCTCCCGATAGTAAAAAGGGTCCCGGAGTTTTGGATCCCACTTGAGCCCCGCATCTTTTAACTTCTTCGCTATTTCAATGCTCAGCATTTCTTATTCCTCCCCTCCAAAATCACCCAGGCCAGCAGCCCGCCAGCTACGTAGCTGCTCAGATTCACGAGGTATAAATCTATCACCGCAAACACCGTAGCAAAGCTAAGCGCCGCTATTACTCGCCAGTAGAGATTCCAGGTTAATTTCATAACTTCACCTCTTCCAGCGCATCAAGGGCCCGTTTCAACTTGCGGACGTATTTACTTCTGCTGAATGTCCGCGTTTCGTAATCAACCAAGTCTCGGGCTGCCTTAATCAGCTCCTTTTCCGCCACCGCTATTTCATCGGCGCACATAGCTCTTTCGTTGTGGTGCGTGGCATCGTAACTATTTTGGATTGCCGCCTGTCTCTTTTGGGCTGCATCTACCACCTGCCTAGAGTCTGGACAATTAATGATTCCTCTCGCCTTTATGGTTAATTCTGTATCTCGGCCATAGCAGTTTTCTAATTCCTCCGTAATTTCTTCCAGGGCTTCGCGATACATAGCTACTTGGCAGGAAAGGTTTTGTATAATACTCTGCCGCTGCAGGTCGGTTTCTTCCCGAAGGGCAGCAACTTCATTCTGTAGCTTAAAAACCAGTTCTTCCGTCCTCATGAGTCCCTCGCCTCCTCCGTCCCTGTAATCTCCACTTCCACCCGGGGATTATGCCGGTCAACATCGAAGAAATGTAGTATATCCCCGATTTGCGCCCAGCCGTCATTCTTGATTATTCCGGCCTTTACCAGTCCGTCCATGACGAATTTTGCGCCTGCTGTGATATTATCTTTGTCTCGCCTTTTGTTGGGTTCGTACCAACGAAAAGTTATGTCTATGCGCTCCATATGCGGTATTCTGGCAGCCTTGGCGGTCCAGGCTACTATATCGGTGTACTCCTTCTTTTGCTTACTGGAAGCGTATTTATCGCCTCTGGCCGCTTCTACGATTTCATTCATTCCCGGGAGTACGCCGGGAATTGTCATGGTGGTCATATCTCCGTCACCCCCAGCGCAGGGAGTGCGGCGCGGCAGATAGCAAGGGGCAGAGTATCTCCTTCCCTTTGCCACCATTCCCTTATACCCTTGCCGGTAATCAGTACCGCATAGGGCTTTAGGCGTGTATCTGCGCTTATTGTTATGTCTACTCTTAGTACATGGGACTTAATTTCCTCCACCACTTCCCACGCCGCCGCTATGTCGGAGGATGGTCTAAAATTGTGCATTGCCCTCGTTTGCTCTCCATATTTGGGATGATTGAAAAGCCATAAGACCGGTTTATCGCCACGTCCTTTACCTTCAGGAAGCCAATAGTTTATGGGTACAGGTTTCCACCCCATCACTTTTTCAGCTATCAGCGCATCCATTTCTCTGCCTGCCGGCAGTTCTTCTATCCGCATCAGATCGCACCTCCCTCAAATATCACGATCGCATTCGGAAACGGCGCGTTATTTTTGCATCCACCGAATTTCAATCTTCCCCGAATGAAACGAATCTCACCTTTCATACAGTAGTCGTGCCACCAGCGGGTATCCGTCCGGGCAGGCAATAAACATACTACTGTTGCACCTTTTAGGCTCTCCTCGTACGCCTTTTTAATCCATTTGCCTATTTCACGCCCGTAGGGCGGATTCATCCAGAACACAGGCCGTAAATCATTATTAATCGCCCAGTCCATCCATGGTATTTTCAAGGAATCCATATCCCGGTTCCAGAACCGATCGACTTTTGCGTTTTGATTACTGGCGCAAACGTCAATGCTAAAGCCAAATTCCTTGTTAAGCTCGTCAAATAGAGCCTGTGGCGTTTCCCAATCGTCTTTCTTGCTGCTAAACATCAGATCGGTATTCATGCCTACACCGCCCCCTGCTCTATAAGCTCTTTTATCAGGGCCAGGGCCACCGGATCATCCTTCGCCACTAACACCTTTACCCATGCATCGGCCATGATTTTAAGGCCCATATCGGCAAATGGATCAGGACATCCTTCGGGTTTTTGGGCATATTCCGGTTCTGGTATAATAGTGGGTGCAGACTCCGCGCTGCCCTTGTCCGGTGCCTGGTTCGCGGCCTGTACTGGTGCGGGGGTCGGGGTCTGCTCTTCTGTGTCTGTGTCTGCGGCCTCTTTTATCTTTCGCTTTACGGTGGACAGTGCTATGTCTAGTTCCTTGGCTATCTCAAGCGGGCCTTTCCCTTCTGCCCTCAGTTCCAAAATCTGCGGTACTAATACTTCCCAGTCCAACTCTCTTCTGCCCATGGTATCTTCCCCTTTCTGATTCGTTAGATTAGGCATCTGTTTTAAAATTTTATGGTCGTCCCAGCCTTCCGGGTATCCAGGATCCGTCCTCAGGAACTCGCCCTTCCCATCCGGCCTGGTGGGGTCGTAGCGATAAACGGTTGTAGTATCATATCTCATATTCCGGATACCTCCCGTAACCTGTCTTTTTCTTCCCGATATACCGCCATAAACTTACCTACGTCCGGTTTGTCAGTCATTTCCCCGTATCTTATCAGCGAGGCGAAAAAGGCTTTTATTTCCTCGCATTGCTCTGGGGTTAGGGCTTGCTCCATCGGCACGGTATATGTTCCCGCATCTGGTTTCCTGCGTGGCCGCGGCTTGTGGTTACAAGGTAGATTGTTTTGCCGCCGCCAGTAATTAATGGCTCTTTCGGAATAATTCAACCTTGCGGCTATCTCCCTGTCTGTAAGCCCCTGGTTATGCAGCGCTCTTCTCTTTGCGTTTTCCTCTGCTGCCAGCATTCGTGGTCCTCCTCTCCGGTTTGAAAATCGCCTGCAGCTCTCCTGCCAGCCGCTCCTTCTCCAAGTACTCCGCCCATTCCGCTTGTTTGCGGAGCTCGAAACTAGAAATATAAGTCCAGTAATCACCTATAACTTCCCCGTCCCTGGTTACCGTCAGGAAGGGGATGAAATTTTCCAGCTTGCTCATGCCCGTTTACGCCTCCCATTGCGATTTTCCCGTTGTAGATTAATTCTCTACCCAGGCGGCACATAGAGCTCGTAATCTTGCCCGGTGGTCTCGCACTTGGCCGTAGGCGAAGCCCTCTTATTCCGGTCTATGGCGCTGGCCTTCTGCTTCTGCAGCTGGAATTGCCGCTCCCTTTCCTCAGCGTCCTGCACAGACTTTACTCCGTTGTGATGCCAATTCAGTAGAATACCGCGAACATAGCCGGTATTCCGTTTAGCATTGAGCGCTGCTTGCTTCAGAGCGTATAGGATTAGTTCCGGGGAAAATGGCGGTATGCCCTCAATGGCCCCATCCAGCCAAGCTATTATCTCTTGGTACTCCGTAGGGCTTAACGTTCGCCCAAACTCTTGTTCGAAAGAACTAAAAACTTCACGACGACTATTTTCAAGTTCTGCCGGATTAAAATCATCCGGATTGTTTTCCGGCGGAGGGGATATAGGGGTAGTAGTAGTTCTGGTTCTAGTTATAGTTCCGGTTCCGGTTCTACTACTACACGCCTCCTCCGTGTCGGGTATTTGTCCGCTACATGTCTCCGACAAGTCTAATACCTGGTAATAGCTTTTATTTCGAGTATCGCCTTTGACCCATACAACCCAGGGTGGCAGAGGGATACTGGCTTTTGATGGGGGAGTTGGTTTGTCTAAAGTTTGATGTTTATGAAAGTTCACCATAAATAGATATGGTTTTCCATTTGCGTCATAGGGCATTATTTTCCCTTGGGCAATGAATTCGTCTCGCCATTGAGCCAGAGAATCCACAGTAATATCAGCATCTACAGGAGAGGGGAATAAACTTATCTTAAAAGCAAATGGACTATCTTCCAGGCAGCCGCTATCATCTGCCAATTGGGACAATCCCATATAGAACAGTCGTTTTTCCCTTACCCATTGCAACAAATCAGGGTCTGTCCAGAATGTAGCCTTAATTTGCCGATTATGTAGCCTCATTTACCTCTTTCTCTCCCCTCTGTGTCGTTTAATCTTTGAAATGTTCACTAACTATGCTGTTTCTTGAACCTTTTTAACTTCCACATTTGACAATATGTAGGCTATTACGTCCACTGTCCAACCATTACCTATTGCCGTATATCTGGCTGTGTTGCTAATTCCTTGTGTGTAATTGTCCGGTAAGCCCTGTAATCTCTCATATTCAAGAGGAGTGAGTTTTCGGGGTCTATTGTTTATAAGCACTTTTTTCTGAGTATTGCCCCCCCCGCAAGTGGTAAGCGTATGGCATTTGAACTTAGGGCTATGTACCCTTTTTAATATGTCATGCCCATTTATATGCAGAATGGCGCAAACAGACTTATCAATCCCTAAGAAATCATGACCGCAGGTATAATAAAATTTCTCTTCAACATTCGGCTCAAGAATGTTCTCAAGGACTAAATCACACTCTGGCAAATTAATATTACCTACAGGTATATTAGTCCAATAAAGCCGGGGTCTTTCTTGTGGCACAAAGGAATTGCTATTAATAAAAATGGGTTCGCAACCAAGCAGTTCACTAATAGTGTCTTTGCTTTCTTTGGTCATACTAGCAACATTCTCAAATAAAAAGTATTTTGGTTGAGATTCTTCTAAAACACGAATGTACTCAAAAAACAATTTACTTTTACCGAACAAATGCTGCCTTATTTGACTCTGTGTAATACTTAGGCTTTGGCAAGGGCTACCGCCTATAAGTAAATCTATGCCCTTATACTGTGATCCTTTAACTTGGGTTACATCGCCAATTTGTATTGTATTCGGAAAATTCTTCTGAGTTATTTTTATAGCGTTCTTTTCTATTTCGCTGGCGTAATATTTATGAACATCAATTCCAGCTCTCTGTAAGGCTACTTGTCCACAACTTATGCCATCAAACAGACTTAAAACTTCCATATTTCTCTCCCTCCTATGACGCTTAATTATGGGAATGCGTGCTACTTCTGGATCAGTAGTAGCGTACATGCCTGAATGAAATGTTCTTCATCCTGAACCTGTCCACCGCTGTTCAAAAACTCCTGAATCAGAAGCCATATAGTTTCGTCCCAGCATGAGATCCTACGGCATAAATCCGGGTGCTTTTTCATCGCGTTGAGAGCGCATCGGAAAGACGGCTGTAGCACTTCTCCCAACGCCTTTTCGAAATAGTCGGCGATAGCTTGATAGTCTTTCATACTTCCTTCCCCTTTACTTACTGCGCGTAATATAACACTCCCCGCCTTAGCTGGCGGGATTTCTTTGGAATGTGCAACTAGCTAATTATTCATAAGCGTTATTACTTCTTCTAATTTTTTAATTGAACCCTTGTATTTGTTTGATTCATATGCTCCTATTGTTTTATAATCCATCTGGTTATATAGCGCATCTAATATTAGCTCTTGTTCCATTAAGGCTTTTGCCTTATCAATAAAATCTAGCGCCATTTCAGCCCTTTTATATGGCGGCAATGTTTTGGTTTCATATAAAAATTTGTTTCTTTCTTCTGCGTTCATTTATTCCCCTCCATTGCTCAAATTGGTTATTAGTTTTGGCAGTGCCTTTTTTACAATTTCGGTTGATGCTCTATCCACAACCCTTTCAATTACTGTATCTTTTTTTGAGTAGATGTATTGCTTTATAGCCTTATCTACACCTTCTCTTATCCCTATTCTCGCTTCTCTGTTCTCGTAGCAATACTCTGTTACGATGCGTTTTGCTATTTCCTGGGATACTAGTTCGGTTATATAACTTTCATCAATTTCGATTTCTATTTTCATCAATTTCCCCTCACCTTCTGGTTAGGACAACATTTTAGCCCTAACCTCTGCTGCGCATTTTTAACATAAGATCACCCCTCCCCGTCGCAGTCTCCTTGAAATGCGCCGCTAAATATTTTTATCCGGTTTGTGGGAGAACGCTGTAAATTTGCAAGGAAAATCATCGTTATCCTCGTATAAGCAGCATCCTTCGCATACTCCTCCATTATCAGTATTATCCGGCGCCGGCGTGTGACACCATTCGCACGGATTACATTCCTCTCCCTTTATAAGGGTCCGTATAAGTTCGTCAGCTTCTTGTTTATCCGTCGTTTCCTTATTGCGGCGGTTCCAAACTTCTGCCTGTGCAGCTTTATTTTCCGCCCTTCCACCACAAAAAGGGCATGGTTTTAATTTTTCCATAATTTCCTGCCTCCTCTGTTACATATTTTAAACAGACTGCGCCCTATCGCATTGCAGCATAGCGCTCTGCACGTTCCTCGGCTTCGCGTTTTTCAAAGGCATTGCGAGTATCTTTGACAACACCGTTCAGCTCGTCAAGTTCCTCCTGTAACTCCCTGACTGTCCCTTTCCATCGGTCACGGATTTCTCTGAGGTTTTTCCGGTGTAACTCTATGAGAGACAACTGTTTTTTGCCCTCTTCCCAGCATTCAAAAAACTCGATACCCTCTTGATATTCTTTTTCCGTAAACTCTCCCCAGCCATATAAATCCTGCAGTTCCTGGATATCTTCGCACCCCTTGTATTTTTTATTCCGGAATTTTTCGGCCCGCGCCTGTTCGGCGGCTAGGGCCGCTTTGGCATACTTTTTAAACACCTTGTCGATATCCGCAGCCATCATTTTCGCAAGCTCGATTTCTTGTTCTATTTCATTCGCATTTATAACAGACTTTTCCACCGCAAACCACCGGACTTCTTCGCGCACTTCATCCACCTTACGCCACCTCCCCTTTAAACAGGCTGCCTTGCGCTCTATCCCCTTTGATTTCAGATAATCCTCGGGCAATTCGCACATATCAATCACGTACTCGGCAAGGGCACTCATGGCCTCGTAAAATTCAGGCCGGGCCTTCTCGCTGCAGGTAAAGGAATATTCATCTTGGTTATATTTCCCTTGTGTATATATCATGTGAATTTGATTGTACTTCGTGACTTTAACCTTCTTGATTCTCAAGGATTCTTTCCCTCCTTCCTCCTGGTCCACGCCAGACAGGGCTTATCATCCCCCACCTTCGTATCTCCGTTTACGCTGCAGTGTGACCACGGGTGCTTCGCCTTCGCCCGGGCCACCATGCCTTTTGTTTCAGGCACCCAATACACACAGGTGCCACAACGCCTTTCCTCGTCCATCATAATACCCCCCCCCCCCGAAAAAGCTCTGGTTGCTCGGCCTCTTGCCAGCCATCGGCCGTCAGGATTTTAACTATCATCGGTGCTCACCTCCGGCATTTCGCAGTTCCAGAGCCCTTGCTTGCCCAGGGCTGGGATAGGTTCTGGCAGCATCTGCACATTTGTCAGTTCCCAGGCATAGCGCCCTGGGGTCCAATCGCCGAAAAGCATTTCCTGCTCAGTCGGAACAAAATAGTCCGCAAAGTCAGGCGCGTGCTTGTCTTTAGTTATGCTTTCTGCACCTATCGGGATATTCTTTGCGACATCCACGTTAGTACCAGGGTGCTCAACTATGCGCCAGCAGTTGGCCAGTTCTGCAGTGGCAATAATTGCACCTAACGGTATATCAAATCCGTTATCTGTTCCATCATGGTTTATTTTTGTTCCGCCTAAGTGCCAATCAAATCGGCATGCGCCATAATGTTTTGCCAGTGCAGTTGTAATTGCATCAAAAATCTCCCAAGGCATTCCTTCTTGCCGCAGTGGTCTTTTCGCCGCCGCATGAATCGCTATTGGCCCCCTGTACTTGGTCGGCCACGATCTAGTTTCATATTTTTTCGCGCCGCAAGCGAGTAGGCTTGCCCACGGCTGATAAATAGTTATGCAGCGCATTGTCTCTTCCTCTCCTTTCGTGTATAATTAAAGCAGTAACATTGTAGCGGGGAGGCGGTATATTCATGCACAAATTGGCTTATATAAACGGTGTTCTCCATGGAGATGGTTGGTGTAAACAAGCCTTGGGGCTTCGGGTTAAAGACTATGATTTTTGTGAAACCTTTGCCAATGCTGTCAATATAGTTGAAGGCCTTAATAAAAAACCTAGGCTCGACGAGAGAGGTTATTGGTTGTTTAGAGTTAGCAACAAAACAGGCAAGTTCGACCATTTGCTGCACTTTGAACCTTCTAATGACAATGAATATGCGGCGTGGGTTCGCGGATTGTTTGATAGCGAAGGCAATGCTCAATTGACCCCTCTTAGAATTAGCCCGAACAGTTTTCATCGAAGGATAGCTATATATTCTACCGAAGTAAGTACCCTTAATAAGGCTAGCCTTTATTTGACTAGTCTGGATATTCCTACAACTATGAGGGCAACAAAATCCTCTGCTGGACATAAAGGAACAAAAACGGTCTACGAATTGAAAGTCCGTAGTAGTCGAAATAACTTTCAATTGTTTTCCGAAAAAATTGGATCTAGTATTAAGCGAAAACAAATAGTACTTAATGCCATACCTTCTTCCTACCATCCCGACTTTTCTCAGCATTGTCGAGAGGCGCAACTTAAAGGTGCTGCCGCAAAACATTACAAGCTCATGACGGAGACTGTTCCTAATGTTGTTAAGGGCATACGAGCCTTGATTGATCAAGGCATCAAGCCTACGCAAAGAGCCTGCAGAATAATACCTGGTTTTAATTCCATACAGCGATATTTTTCTCAAGCTAAACTTGTTTCTATGGCTATGGATTTGTAACGGTTGCCAAATGGTAATAGCTTTTACTTCTTTCATCATGTCACCTACTTCCTACAAATACACCGGCCCGGTAATAACCCCGAGCCATATTAAAACCTGCGAGACAACCGTAAGGGTACCGAAAATAAAGCCCAGGATTATCATTACGCTCGTTAGCGGGTCGGATTTAGCCTGCTTCTTCAGCACCTTAATAAACTTCTGCTTCTCGCGCCGGGGCTTTGCAGCAGCTTTTACCGGCTCTACCCGGTACTGGTTCCAGTAGTTCTGGGTGATTCGGTTAGTCTGCACAACAATCCTCCTCCCACTCCCACTCTCCCTCTCCCCCGTCCGCATTTTCCGCATATTCTTCCGGGGTGATAGGGGTGATATACTCCGGTTTAGTGCCCAACATATCGGCTAACTCAGGTATGCCATCTATCTGAGCTTGTTTTTCCATATCGGCATCCCTGGTTTCCGTGTTGCACTTCCCTAGTTTGATCTGCAGGTAAACCTCGCAAGGATTACCGTTTTTATCTGCGCCGAATTCAGCCTCCTTTTCGATTCGGTAATGGAAAAGTAGATCATATATCATCGTCCGGGCCTCCTCCCAGCAGTTCCGGATTGTCGTGGATGTTACCGATCTTAATTAATTCATGGTCACCACTCAATCCCCCGGGGCCCCATAAAGTTTCAATATAAACTCCGTAAAGTGGAAAGGTTTCATCTTCGCATAAGTCAAGATGCCTTAAACCGTTGTCTATATATTCACCTATTTTCACTATTGGTTTTCCGTAAATTTTCTCGTAGTCCTGACCACCCTGTAAAATATCCCCATCATAGAGTTCCTGCCCGTTCTTATCCTTGAGGCCGGTGAACTGGCCGACGGTGGCGGGAATAACCTCCAGTAATTCCGTTTCAAAAGCTGGAATCATGCGGTCAAAAGAACTTGGAACCTGCTTTATAACCTGTATACCGGGTTTGCTATTACCGTCTAAATAATTTATAAACTCTGCATAACATCCTTCAACCCATTCCCTGTTATCAATCCGCTTGCCGCGAAACTTATAATCTCTCATGGTCCTCTCCTTTCTCCCACTTACGGTAAGCTCGTATGATCGCCTGTATACCATCAGGCAGTACGTCAAATCTAGGCTCCCAGGCATTTGCCATTTTCCCCACCAGGGCAAGGACTTCTTCTACCCCGGGGTTTTGCTTGGCGGTTTCCATTTTCTCGCCCATGGTGTCTACTAGCCGGGACAGACGGGAGTTTTCCTGCTCCAAGGTGAGGATATATTCGGATATTGAGTTAATCGCCTTCATTACGTCGCCTGTCACTCTTGCCCGCCTCCTTTAGCGCAGTCTCGGCCTCTTCGCGGGTGAGAAATACGTCTATGCCAACTGTGTGACACGTCAAATCGTATTCAAGCACGGGGTACACGCCTTCTTCTTCAATCGAAAAGCACATGATTTCCGACTCCTTACATTCGTTTTCTGATGTGCTATACACCGTATTCCCCACTTTGCACGGCAGCACGACGAGCCGCCCTTCACGTTCAGCTTGCATGATGTCATAGAACCGATTCATCGGTGTTTTGCCAAGCGCATCCTGAACCTCTTTCAGGTCCTCCGGCGTCAGTCCGGTATCCTCGTAAGCGGCAAGACGGTCGAGAAGCAACCCTATGTAATCTTCCCAACTTATGTCGTCACCGCAGTATTGAGGATGTACCACGGCTTGGTTGAGATCATCTCTATCGGTTAGCCTATCCATTCTTCCGCTCAGCTCCTTCCGGTCCTTGCGGCATTGGCATCCAGTGGGTAACCTTTTCAAAAGAGCCGCCCCAATACCACTCGTCCAGCGTTTTAGCCACGCGGTCAATGTACTCTATACCTGTGCGGTAATTAATCAGGCGGTTGACTTGGCCCACGCTCAGCCTGTTGCTTCCGGCGTAAAATCCCGCTGCCATTACGGTACAAAATTCAAAATGGGAATCAGAATATCGCGATATACCGGGGTCATCTTCCGGCAATTTCTCCGTTACCGCTATCCAGCCACCAGCGCGACGGTTCCAGGCGGCGATAGCTTCTTCTGGCGTATCGTATTCCAATGCGCCGCACTGGGTAGCGCAGCCCTTGCACTGGACATAATATTTTTTATCTGCCGTTTCCGGCGAATACGGCCTCAAATTTGTGAACACAGGGAAGCTTTCAATCTCAGCCTCCTCGCCGCAAAACGGGCACGGCAGCAGTTTTTCACTCATCACTCTTCACCCCATATCCAGCGGCGGTAAGGGCTTTGTCGAGTTTTGCAGCAGCTTCAATAATAAGCAGACTTTGACTTGCGGCATCATGAAACTTTTTATATGTCTGAGTAAGTCTCAATTCCTTTGCCGCCTCTGCCACTGCCCGCAGTTTGGCGTTCTCTTCTTCCAGCAATGCGTTCTCTTCTTCCAGCAATGCGTTCTCTTCTTCCAGCAATGCGATCTCTTCTTCCTTACAGCCTATGCGCTCTAGACTGAAGGCCAATTCCTCGCATATAGCATTGATGGTTTCCGGCAATGGCAAGGGCCTTTCAAAGGCCTCAAATTCCCATGCTTTGCGCCACCGCTCAACAACCTGTTCTATATCAAGCGCTATCTCTCTGGGGTCCATGCTATCCCTCCTTTGCTTCTATGGCAGCCTTAAGCTCATCACGCCATTGTCCTTCAGATGGAATGTCTGGGTCACCCTCAGCCTCTAACTCACTCACAAACTCAAGATACCTTTCACGGGAAAGGCGTTCTGAGTAAGATAATTCAATAGGCTGAGTGCTAAAGCCGGCTGGCGGCATCTGGAAAACCTTGCCCTGCTGGAGTATAGATTCAGGCCGTGTTAGGTCAACTTGACCCTGTATCTGGTCCAACACCGCGAGAGCCTCAACCTCAGAATCGTATTCGCCCAGCCATAGGGGAATACCATTAATTATCTGGCTGGTATAAATGCTTTCGTCCTCAACCCATATGCCTTTAGCCTCGCACAAAACGCATTTATTCTGACTGCATATCCATATTTCCATGGTTGTACCTCCTTAAAACGGATATAAATCCAATCCTATCTCCATGCCGCTGTCGGCTATCACTGTTTCTACCCCAGTCAATTCCTGGACCTCACGCTGCATTCTGGCCGCATCGGAATTGTCGTCAGACAAATGAATTAGCACTATCTTCCGGGTGTCCGCTGTCACATTGACGCGCAGGAAGTCCTTCACGTGGTCCAGGCTAAAGTGGCTGCCAAGTATCCGGTCCTTTAATGCCGGCGCCACTAATCCGGCTTCCACGTTCTTTCTCAGCGTCTCCAGGCAGTAGTTGCATTCTATAAGGACGTAATTTAAGCCTTGGAAACGGTTCCGAACGTAATAGGTATCTGTAGCATACAAAAGCTTTTCCCCCGTCTCCAGACGGCATAAAAGGAACCCAAGGGGCTCTGCCGCATCATGCTGGATCTCAAAAGGTAAAACAGTTATGCCGCCCACATCAAACTGCTGCAGGGCCTTGATAGCCGTGAACCGGTGGCCGCCAAGCTTTAAAGTCTCAGCGGTACCGGAAGAGCAATAAACATCAATTCCAGCTCCCATAACCTCATTTACTGCCTTGCTATGGTCTTTGTGCTCATGGGTCATGAGACAACCTGTTACCTGGGAGAGGTCAAAATTTAGCCCCTTCTGGATGTCCTGGAACCTTAGTCCGCACTCAAGCAGCAGGACTTCGGCTCCAGTATCCAGGACATAGCAGTTTCCGTGACTGCTGCTGCCCAACACCTTTAGCTTCATGTTTAGAACCCCGGGCCATCATCGTCAGGCGGCAAGCTGTCGGTTTTCGAGGTAGTATCTGCCTTACTGTTTCCCTCTCTTGTTTGCGTCTTGTCAATGTCCACGACCTCGACGTTGGCATTCTGCTGTACTTCCTGTTCTACCTTAATTTCATAGTCGGCAGGCGTAAGATCAAAGGTATCGTAAAGTTCTTCCTCGGTATGCATACCCATAGCAAGCTCAGGGGCATAAGCCCGGATAAACCAACTGGCCGCACGGTACATAAGCATTTGCTGCGGCATGGTCTGCCACTTGCTGCCATTTTTGTCGTACCAGCCTTCTTTTTTTGCTATTGCAATGGTCACGGTAGAACCTTCCAGCTTTTCTCCGGTTGCTTTTTCAATAGCCCATGCCTTGCAGCCCCAAGTATCTTTTCCCTCTTCGCCTACCCATTGGTAGCGTAGGGCTGAATACCGGCCGCTGGTATTAAAAGTAGAGATCAGGAATTGACTGGACCATCCAGGGCGGCCATATACGATATAAAGATTCTGCATAACCATTAAAGGATCTGCGTTCATCCGCGCTGACATATTCAAGGCAATTACGCAGTTGGGCAGATTACCTTGGTAGTCCTTTGGCACTAGTGTAGACTTCGAAAGTATGTTGGCAGCCTTAAGGGCCAATTCCAAGCTCTGTTTGCTGGTAAAACCGGGTATCAAATCTTCGGGGTTAGCAATGGCGTTATTACTCTGAATCACTTCCTGTTCGCTCATTTTTTAAGCCTCCTTAAATCTAGCCTCATAATGGGCATACCAGCGATAATATACCGATTTAACCTTTGGGATATCCTCGGCATCAAAGATGGTTTTAATAACCTCGCCATTCCTTTTCGCGATGCTCATTACGGCAACATTTCCTTTAATTTCGATCGCATTGGGCTTAGGATATTTTGGCATATTTTCCCTCCGAAGGTTCTACTCTCAGCGACTTGTCTTTTTCGCTTACAATCAAGCTAATGACCTGAGCTTCAACGTCAATGAGGTTGGTTATGGCTTCCCGATTGTCTATAAAAATCGGGGCCGATACTCCGAAGTGCTGGGTAAGGGTGTTGATAATATCCAGCCCGGCGTTAATCTTGGCCGCATTGTTTGCATCCGCGAAAGGTACGCCGTTTATCAGAGCCTCGCAGCAGTCTTCGACAGCGCCGTTTATCAGGGTGTTGAACATTTTGAAGGTTACAGTCTTAAATCGACTGTTGATGTTGCTCTCCAGCAGGCTTACCTTGGCCTTAGTGAAGTTTTCCAGCAGGAACTTATGGCCTTCCAGCTCGGCTATCCTCTCAGCCTTTTTCCGCTCGTCCTGCTTGAGTTCTTCAATTCTGGCGACAGTCTTGGCGCGAATTTCTTTGTTGTTGAGAATGGCGTTCAGCCGCTCAATCTCCCGGGTTACTTCCCGCTTCTGCTCCAGCAGTTCAGTGGCGCGATTATCTGCCGGCTGTTCTATCTCCGCCTGCAGGGTATCTATTTGGGACTGAATGGCTATATATTCGGGATGGGATTCCGGGGATGCCATATCCCAGGGTCCGTCCAGTTTAGCTTTGACCGCTTTTAACTGGGATTCCAGGTCGTTTTTAGCCCCGGTCTTTTGTGCGACCTGCTGCTCAAGTAGGACGAGCCCCTCGGTCAGCTCTTCATTTTGCGCTGCCAACGCCTGCCCTTTTTCTGTGATGTCTTTGAGGCCGGCCCTTTTCACTTGGTTGAATTCCTCCCTGGCATGGGCAACCTTTTCCGCCCAGTCCTGTTTCGGCAGGTCCTGGTGGCATAGCGGGCATACCTTGGCATCCGGCCCCGGTGGGGCGAATTGCTTGTTATTCAGTTCGCCCCACTTGGCGCGGAGCTCGGCCATTTTATCTCCGTTGGTTTCGTACTCCTGCTGGGTGAGCTTCTTCTTCGACTCCAGGATGCTTACCTCACCGGCCAGATCGGAGCATTCCCGGGTAAGACGGAGCTCTTCTTTAATCAGAGCATCCCGGCCGGCGTTGGCCTGGCGCTCCAATTCGGTTTTCTTCTGCCCCAGGGCACCATAAAGCTTGTTCAATTGCTGCTGCTTGGCCTGAAACGCTTTGGTAACGGAAGAAGCGGATACCATCTGCTCTTCGATTCTTTGCAGGCTGGAACGCTGGTCAACTAACAGGCGCTCGGTCATGGAATAATCGGGTTCTTCGTTTTTAATGCCGCGCTGCAGCTCGTCAATGCGCGGTGGAATCATTTTGATTTCTTCGTTAATCTTCCTGATCCGCTCACTGATAATTTTCTTGTAGTCGTCAGTCTTTTTGCCGTTCAGGATTTCGGTCAGCCGGGCCAGACTGACATCCGAAGCAATAACTGCCTCGTCCGACACGTCGCCGACGATCTCAAGCAGCATTTTGCGCCGGTCTTGCCAGGGTAACTGAGTGTTGAAATACAGGGGATTGGTTATCAACCTGAACAATTTCTCGTTGATGAGGGAATCAATATACTTCTGATACTCCCCTTCTTTTACCGGAACATCATCAATCCAGTGCAGGACATTATGCCCTGTGAATGTCTTTTGGGCCTCTCCGCGCTTTTTAATCCATTTCTCGACTAGGGTTTTCTTTAAAACGACCGGCTTGCCGTTGATATTAAGTGTGCCTTCCACGGTATGTTCCAGTCCGTGCAGGGCCTCTCCGTTGCTGTCCAGGGTCTTAACATTGAAGGCCGTGCGGTTGCTGCTGTCCTTATTGAAGAACAACCACAAGAATGCGTCATACAGGGTTGTTTTCCCTGTTTCGTTATCGCCGAAAACATCTATATTACCTCCCTGGGTGTCCAGGGTAAAACCTTTTTGGCCTTTGAAATTAGCCAAACCAAGCCTATTTAGAATTATTGATATGGTTTCAAATTGCAGCTTTTCTGCAGGCACGCTCATCTCTATGCCTCCTCCTCTCTATCCTGTATGGCGAAAACCTCCACTCATTCACGGCTTTCGCCTCCTTTTCCGGTTCTTGCGGGTATTCCTGCGCCTATCGCAGTAGGCAATAGATTAATTGGGGCGGTCGGCGGCTATCCCGTGCGCTCTTGCCGCCTCCGGGGAGCTGATCGGGTATTCGTTCCCCCACGGGTCCCCGCCGCCCCAAAGTTGATTTCTTCCGGGTCCTGTGCTACAATCTACTTAGCAAATTTTCTTGCGGGTCGCTTCAATGAGGCGACCCCTTTTTCTATCTGCCGCCGGTACCAGGGTAGTTGACGGCCCTTGAACTTAACTTTTTTCACCGGGCACTCCCGGCAATAACACTCCGTCAAATCCTTACTCTTAAAAATCTGCGCCAACCTCGCCAGTACGTCCGGCCTGATTCTTCCCTCTGCCTCGTACCGGAAAATAGTTCTGTCATCTGCCGGTACCAGTTCTGCCAGCTCCCTTACTGTCATATTGGCCTGCCGCCTTTTCTCCTTGACCGCCTGCCCTATGACACTGTTCGCCATTCTCACACCTCCCTTCCTGATGGATAATATTTCTAGGTGATAAGTTCTTTGAGAATTAAATAGCCTTGGTTACTTTGAGCCAGGTTAATTCGTCGTAGAGCCGGCCAACGTCCCGCTTGAGTTGCCTGTTTTCCTCTCTGAGCTTTAAGTTGGCCTGGTAGATAAATTCACGGGCAACACGGTCCCCTGCAGCATCCGTTATGATTTGGGAAAGCCTGTCGAGATTGGTTACAGTGAAATCTTTAAGTTCCAGCGAATCCGCAAGGTCTTTGGCTATTTCGTAAACCCTCTGGTCATAGGTCTCGTCGGTAATTTTCTCAGGGTCGAACATTTAATCACCTCCCGTAAAATCCGATAAACAACGCGGCAATAATGCCGAACACAACCACTCCCCAGGAAAAGGCGTCGCTGGCCTCGCAGCGGTGGACGAGCCATCTGTAAGGGTTCATCTGGGTTCCTCCTTTCTGCGCTTATTATGGCCTTTCGGCTCCTTGTTGGGGGAAGAGAAAACGCCTTGCTTCTTGACATAATCAAGATAATAAGCAGCCCATAAATCAATTAATACTTTTTCTGGGATAAAACCTTTGTCTGTCACCGCCCTGGGCCTTGTTAGCGGCTTTGGCATATTATCACCTCGCTTTCGTTATGGTGTTGGGGGTATGCAGTTTTCAAAGAACCATATAATTAGGCTACATATTTAACGGATAATTCCCGGACTATAGCGGTATAAATCTCCTTTAGTCTGGGTTCGGCTTCGATAACATCCAGGTAATTCGCGGTTGCCAGTTGGGTTCTGGTAGAGCCGGCAGTGCGCATTCTGTTGCGCAAATTATCCAGGCGTTGGTCAAGGTTGCAGCGACCACGCTGCTTAAGCAGGTCGTAGCTTTCATTTTTGATGCCCTGGTAATCACCCAGCTTAAAGCCAATGCGCTGTAGCTGCTTGTTTACCCACCGGCGCCAGTCGCGGTCAGTCTGAATGATCGCCTCTTTCACCGCCTGTATCTGTTGATTAGCCTGGGCAGCCTCTTCCTTGGCTTCGAGAGCCATGCGTTGGGCGACTTCTATCTGGTCAATGGCACCGCGGAGGATTTGAAGCTCGGTCATAGGCTGGGACATGAATGCTGCGACTAGGACATCCTTGGCTTTAAGCTGATACTGCATAACTCTTTCCTGCACATCCTGGTTGCCAATAATTCCAGCATTAATTTTTGCTAGCCAGAGCGGGAGATAATCCAGTTCTATGCAAAGAACCCCTTGATTGCCGCTATTGGTGGGGAGTGAAATTTTTTTCACCCCTTGGTTGAGTACGAGATCTTCATTAAGCTTGATATACTGTCCTCGGCGTTGGTTATCGGTTAGGCCCAGCCCATTGCATACCCAACGCACTCCGGCATAAATATTGCCGTCGTTGCATTTGACTGCCATTAATTCAGAACCGTTAAAATCAATTAATTTCTCTTCCAGCGGTATGATCTGGTTATCCATTTACTTTCGCCTCCTCTATGCGGTATATAGGTCTTACTTCCCTCCGTGTCGAACTTGGTAGATATCAGGCTTCAAATTTGAGGGGAGGTGAAACAAATGTCAGCAACATCAAGAATGTGTCCCATGCGAAGCACGGCAGATACAGAAGTACGATGTGACACAAATTGCGCTTGGTTCATAAACAACCGATGCGCCATAGTCGAACTAACATCTAGGCTAATTAGCTAACAACCTTGTAGTCTCCAAGAAGGGACTGAGCAAGCCTCAATGCATCATAAGCCTGTTGAAAGCTCAGTCCTTTGGAGGCCACGAGCTGAGCGGCCTCTTTGGCGGCTTCCGCAACAGCGTTTGCCTTCTCGCATTCCAGCGCCTTCCCTGATAAGCAGTCAGTAATTGTTCCTGACGGGGCCATTTCTTCTTGCCTCCTTCCTGTATGTTTATCCCCGCGCCGTGCGGGGAAGGATATTAGTGGGTTAGCCGTCGGTGCCGGTGGAGGGGCGGTCATTGTTTAACAATGATTCATTGTTAATTTCATCAAAAAAAAGAGCTTCAATAGATTGCCCGGCATCTTTGGCGATTAATAACATAGTGGCTGGCCTTGGCGTGTCATACCCGTTTTCCCAATTGCTCCAAGCCTGTTGGGTAACGTTGTATTTACGGCCCATTTCTCCTTGTGTTCTATCGCCCCTAAATGCTATGAGATTACGTCTCAATGGGATCACCTTCTTCCCAACAATTTAAGCTTGTTATTATGTTATTACAAGCTCGGATTGTTGTCAAGCATTTTTAACAATTTAATGTTGTTTGATTAACACAACCCGCGCTTGTATTATGGTAAGTGGAGGTAATGCTTGATGATTGGTAAAAAAATAAGGGAATTGCGTGTAAAAAAAGGGGCATCACAGCAAGAATTAGCTGACGTTGTGGGCAAAACACAGCAGGCTATTTATTTATGGGAAAAAGGAGACAATGAGCCTGGAACAGAGGCCATTAAGCTGCTTGCCGCATATTTCAATGTTACAACTGATGAGTTATTGGGCATTCCTCCCGACGATATTAAACTGGAAGTTAACGAACCTGCCCAGATATACAGTGTTTCCGATGTTGACAGGATACTGGAAGATACGCGAATGGCGTTGAAGCAAGCCATTGAAGACGGAAACATAACAGAAGAAAAGGCCGCTGAAGCTGTTGAACTGGCACGACGGCAACTCATGTTGGTTTTGGAACAAAAAAAGTAAACATCCCGGTCGGCATGGCCGGGTTTTGCTGTCTTTAGGGGAAATTCGACATTTTATGAAAGGAAGGTGGTTTTATTGGCTTATTTATTCAGTATACAAAATACATAAGGGGAGGAGCGAACCATGAATTCTGTAACGTTAACTGTCACGATCGCGGTTAAGAGACAGGAAATAGGCAACCAGGATAACTGGCAGGCTTCCAAAACTACCTATTATAGGCACGGCTCTGTGCTTATAATCATTATCCTGGTTGACTGA